CACACCAGGGGTACCATATCCAGGACCATTCGTTAAACCAGCGCCAGGAGCACCATATCCAGGACCATTCGTTAAACCAGCGCCAGGAGCACCATATCCAGGACCAGGAGTAACACCGGCACCAGGTGCACCATATCCAGGACCATTCGTTAAACCAGCTCCAGGAGCACCATAATTGTATTTTTGACGATTTGCACCATCGTATCCGTTATTTGGCTGAATAACCGAACCAGAGTTTCCATCATCATAACTATTCGTAGTATAAACATTATTACCTTGAGGAGTTGATACCTTCATAGCTTGTTGTCCGTTATGATTTATTACAGTAGCATTAAATCCATTTGAACCACTATATGTATTTGCACCAGTATTATCATTACTATTATCACTTGGTTTAAGTACATTTGATTTGCCATTAGTCCCCTCTTTTAATTGTAAGTATGTATTACCATTATGGTCTGAATGACTAGTTAATTTACTACCATTAGGTCCATGGAATGTAGAACCACTAGATACATTACTAGAATTTCCTGAAAAATGATTGTAATTATCACCATTAGTAGTATTATTATTATTATTATTATTAGTATTGGTATTATTATTTATTGGACGACCCATATTATTGTTACTATCATCACTATCATCACTATAGTTACTATCATCACTATAGTTACTATCATTACTATCATTGGTACTACCGCCACTTATACCGCTACTTCTACCGCCACCTCTACCACCAAAAGATTCATATATATTTTGGTTGCCTAAAACGTAACATAATATTAGAGCAAATAATATAATTAATAAAATGAATAAGGATTCTTTTTTTATTTTTGTCATGTGTATATTTTATATAGTGAAAAAAGTTTCAAATAAATAAAAAATGAAATCCTTTTAAAAAAGTTAAAAGATACAAAGTATTAAATAGTATTAGATAATGAGCAGTACAAAGTGTCCGTTAAATAAATATTTAAATGATGACCCATCCATCTATGAGATAGGGGTTGATGAAGCAGGACGTGGACCCTTATTTGGAAGAGTTTATTCAGCAGCGGTTGTTTTACCTAAAGATGATACGTTTAATCACGCAATTATGAAAGATAGTAAGAAATTTACTTCGAAAAAAAAAATAGAACAATCGGCAGAACATATAAGAGAAAATGCTGTAGCGTGGTATGTTGGGTTTGAAGACGAAAAAACGATTGATGACATCAATATACTACAGGCCACACAAAAATCTATGCACGAATGTGTACAAAAAGTTAGACGCCAATTAAAAGACCATAAAACAGAAGAAGGAAAAACAGAATGGACTGATTATAGGTTTCATTTATTGATTGATGGAAATTATTTTAACCCGATTCATGTCATCAATAATACAACCGATAAAATGGAGACCATACCTTATGATATGGTCAAAGGTGGTGATAATAAGTTTACGTGTATAGCCGCAGCATCTATATTAGCAAAAGTAGAAAGAGATAAATATATAGAAGAATTATGCATAGAAAACCCAGAATTGGCTGAAAGATATGGAATAGACCGTAATAAGGGTTATGGTGCTAAAAAGCATATAGAAGGTATACAACAATACGGTATAAGCAAATGGCATAGGAAATCGTTTGGTATCTGTAAACAGTATTAGAATACGTATAGTATAGCACTATCAACCACAATAATTACACCGAGCGAAAAGAAAAATGAAATGAATAATGTATAAATTGATATAAGCACAATAACTATAATAATTTATTATAAGCACGATGAAAGTTCTCTTCCTTGATACCGAAACAACAGGCCTTATTAATAAGAAGATTGGTTTGAATTATGCCACTCTTGACCAACAGCCTTACATAGTTCAACTGAGTTATGTTATTATTAACACAGAGAACTATGAAATGACGAAAATTGTGGATAATGTGGTTAAATTAAGGGACGATATATCGATTAGTGAGGAAGTTACTAAAATACATGGTATTACTAATGAAATTTCGAAAACAACAGGGCATGAAATAAGTAATTTAATAACAGACGTATTCCAAGACATTACATCATGTGATATGGTAGTTTGTCACAATACCGATTACGATATCCAAATGTTGAAGATAGAAGTGATGCGCCTTATTTTGAACTTCGAAGTGTCGCCAGAGTTTCAAAAAATCCTTTCGCCTGGTATTAATAACATTATAGGTTCAAACAAATTGTATTGTACTATGAAAAATACCGTGGATTTGTGCAAAATTGAAAGACATAATAAACGGGGTTCATATTTTAAATATCCCACGCTATTGGAATTGCACAAGGAGCTTTTCGGTAGTAGCCCAAAAAAATTACACAATTCGCTAAATGATGTCTTGATCACGATTAGATGTTATTTTAAATTACAAAAACAGGTAGATATATGTGATGTAAATAGTATAGTAAATGACAAAATAGTTGAATTATTTTAAGTATATTTTAATCTTAACCATTTTTAATAAATTTTAACCGTTAACTAAATATCTTCTTTTTTTTATGTAGTTATCTAGACATCGATGTCATGACGTCATCATTAAACTTCTAAATAAAGCATCTACAACAATTTCGGACAAACCTGGTGAAAATGCCATTAGTCCTATTGCTGTTATTACTGTTTGTACTGTCCTCTCTATTATCTGCGTAAACGCTGTACCGACGTTGTGTAGGGTCGTTATAGTCAGAACTGTTATAATTACTCCAACTTAATACTGGGTTACGGACACTATCGTCTTCCTCTTGAAGTGTATAAAGTGTATTGCCATTATAATCGCAATCTGCCTCGTCACGAGGATAATCAGATACTTTGTAGATATTAGGAAATAAAATGCTTTGGTCATGTTTACTTTCTTGATTCATCGTTGCGTAAATAATAATATATTAATTAAATATTATTATTTTGTTATTTTATCTCGAGTGATGATTTGTTCTATCTAATTTTTTTATGCTGAACACATCTCACATATTTCATCTTCAATATCATTATCTTCATTATTATGCTGTTTTTCAGGTTCAATCGTGAACTGTTGTGCCTGATGTTTCGCCTTTCTGCGTAAATAATAAATCCCCGTTTTCAGCCCTTTTTTCCAGGAATAGAAATGCATAGACGTAAGCGTATTGTAATTCGGGTCTTCTATCCACAAGTTCATACTCTGACTCTGACATATAAAAGCACCTCTATCTGCAGACATATCTATAATATGCCTCATAGGTATTTCCCATACAATTTTGTATTTATTTCTAATGTGTTCTGGAAGATGTGTAAGCTGTTGTATTGAACCTTTGTTAGCTATGATATTATTTTTAACATCTTCGTTCCACAAATTCAAACTGATTAACTCTTTCATCAGATATTTGTTGACAATAATAAATTCGCCAGCTAATGTTCTCCTAGTATAAATGTTACTGGTGATGGGTTCAAAACACTCATTATATCCCAATATCTGTGACGTACTAGCTGTAGGCATAGGTGCAACTAAAAGTGAATTACGTATACCATTCTCAATAATAGACTTTTTCAAACCAGACCAATCATAACGATCACTAGGTTGAACACCCCACATATCAAATTGCAATATTCCTTTAGACGCAGGTGATCCGCTGAAAGACGAGTAACTTCCACAAAGAGATTTATGTGATTTTTCGTCGTGAACTAAGTTATCTATATTGAACCAGTCGTATTCGTTTACTACATTATCTAACAAATGTTTGTCGCTATTCAATATGAATTCTCTGTGTTCTATAGAAAGTTCATTACTCTTCTCTAGCGCGGCGTGATAAATCGTCTCAAAAATTTGTTTGTTTAGTTCTTTTGCTTGATCAGAATGGAAAGCCAAATCCATAATAATAAACGTATCTGCAAGACCTTGAACACCTATACCAATAGGACGATGTGATAGGTTACTTCGCCTAGTTTTTTCAGTCGGATAAAAATTAATGTCAATAACATTATTTAAATTATTGGTGACTCTTTTGGTTACTTCGTGTAATAATTCAAAGTTGAATGTTTTTGTTTCTTGATCGACAAAATTAGGCAGCGCTATTGAAGCTAGATTACACACCGCACTTTCCTTGTCGTCAGAATACTCGATTATTTCGCAACATAGGTTGCTGGACTTAATAGTTCCAAGATTTTGTTGATTTGATTTTTTGTTTGCAGCGTCTTTGTAAAGGATATATGGGGTCCCAGTTTCCATTTGTGAATCTAATATTTTGAACCAAAGGTCTCTTGCATTCACAACCTTTCTGGCTTTGTTGCTTTGCTCATATTTGGTATACAACTCAACAAATTTGTCTCCATATACGTCGGCCAGACCAGGACACTCATTAGGACAAAATAAGTGCCATTTCTCGTTATTTTTTATTTTCTCCATAAAAAGGTCATTCATCCAGACTGCGTAAAACAAATCTCGGGCTTTTTGTTCCTCGTCGCCATGATTTTTCTTCAACTCTAAGAAATCCTCGATATCTGGGTGCCAGGGTTCAAGATAAATAGCGAAAGAGCCGTTACGTTTTCCAGATTGATTAACGTATCTTGCAGTGCTATTAAACACCTTTAACATAGGGACGATACCATCCGTTTTACCGTTGGTTCCTACTATATGACTGTCCTTCGCGCGGATATTGTGTATGTGTAGTCCGATACCTCCTGCCCATTTCGATATTTTCGCGCAATCTGATAACGTGTTGTAAATACCATCTAAACTGTCGCTTTCCATGCCTAGTAAATAACAACTAGATAATTGCGATTTAGGTGTACCAGCATTAAACAACGTGGGAGTAGCATGCGTAAAGTATTTATTAGACATCATATCATATGTTTCTTTTATATGTCGTAGTTTCACATCAATACTTTCAATTTTTGACAAGTGTACTCCTATTGAAACACGCATCCACATGTGCTGTATTCTTTCTACAATTATGTTATTTACACGAAACAAATATGCTCGTTCTAATGTTTTAAACCCGAAAAAATCGATTAGATAATCTCTGCTATGGTCAATCAAACTTTCGATATAATCTCTATGGTTATTGACGAAAACCCATAATTGCTCGGATACCAGCGGTCGGTGAGTATTCTTAATATCATAAAAGTTGTATAATTTTTCAACAACGGAATAAAAAGCTGATGAGGTATTTTTTTGATGGTTTGATATAATAATTCTAGACGCAAGTGTTGAATAATCATTATGTACGGTCGATAATGACGCACACTGCTCTGATGTTAGTTCGTCTATTTTAGAAGTTTCAATCTGGTCGTATAATTGGTCGATTACTTTCATAGTAAGGGCTGAATAATTAATGGATATTCCTGCTTCTTCGCCAATTTTCTTGACACGATTTAAAATTTTATCAAACTGAATTTCCTGAAGCGTACAGCACCTCTTTTTTACTCTCATTTCTTTTGTGTCTGACATCTTAATTATTAACCTAAATAAACTTTTAAATCATTTACCAAATATATCACTTCGTAAAAAATAGAAAATACACTAATAATTATATTTTCTATAAAATATATATAAGTATATGAAGAAGAAAATTATGATATGTATTCTGGCAGTGCTATTAATAGTATCTGCAATTTGTCACCCATATTTTAAAAAATTAGAAGAAGGATACAGTAATTATACTTTAGAGGATGCTACTGGGGAATTGAAGTATCGTGATATGGATTTATTAGTACAAGATAGCTTTCCAATTACAGGAAGTGACGGCATATCTGATAATAATTCGGAAGATATATGGACATGGTATCCTACATTCAAGGTGGGTTCTTACACCCAACAAACCAATAATATAAGACACCCTGAAAGGCCAACTAATGGTAGATGTACACCTGCAAGCATGTGCGGAGCACTCTACAACAAAAGAAACACTAATAATGAAATTAATCCTTTACCGCCTGTAGGAGAGTGTGGTACACGTGTTGGCTATTTTACTAGTGATGTTGCAAACAAAGTATTACCGTTTGAGCCCAAAACTATAAATAACCTATAAATGTTGTCTAGTTACGCGGTGTCATTATTATTGTCTTTATTATCACTAAGCTTCTCTGTATGTATTTTCAAAAGACACCCTTGATGTTGCTGAAACGGTGGAGGTGATTTAATACTAGATTTACTAGCTTTACTAGCTTTATTACTGTTATTTTTTTTAGGTGCCCGATGCTCATAACCTTCTACCCTTTCCTTCAAAATAATATCCCATACGTTTTTTATTTGTGAGATATTTTTATTAAACCAATCTTTATTACGTGAAACTAAAACACAACTCAACGTTTCTAATTTCCAGTAAATGGTTTTAATCCATAATAACCCTTCTTTTTCTCCTGACTCAATCTCATGTTCTATCCATTTATTGATATCAGACATATCTGTGATGGCCAACGGCTTATACACATATTTAGGAACATTCTCTTTTGTATTAAAATACAGTATAACTCCTTTTGTTTTATCACTAGTGTCGTTAATAAAATCTTCCTCACTTTGATACTCTTCAAATTTGGTTTCAAGGAAATCACATAGGTCTAAGTTGCATACCTCCATTTGTAGTTGCATTTGCACCCAATATTCTTTCTTAGGTATACCGTTTATAACACGACTCACAACATTTTTGATTTCTAACATTCGCCCATACCTAGATGACTTTTTATCAACAACAATACCATCTGGAGATGCACCCAAAAAATTATGTTCTTCGTGTGGTAAACAACCAAAATCTTCGACTGTTGTATTATACATATCTTCATATAGCATAACTGATATAGGTTCATATTTTTGACCCCAGTGAAGTGGACTATTAGTGTTAACCATTTTGACTGGTTGATTTTCAGTATCGTCGTTTTTCTGTAATGGTTTGCATTTCTCATAGATTAATTGATTTTGCATAGATTGACTTTCGAATGCCTTATAAGCATTACTTGCGGTAATTAAAGTATGTCGGAATTTATACCATTCATCTGTTCTCTGTGTTGGCTGTGGAATTCCTCTTAGTTTTTCTATTTGTTTTGTGATAAAATCATGGTCCGTATCTTTCGCATCGTATATGTCTGTATTATGATTTGACCTTTCAGTTATTACTGTCGTGGAAAAAATATCCCAAACATAGTCAACCACATATTCGAGTTCATCTGCAACATCAATCTTATTATCGCCGTCATCGTCCATAGTATCATCTTGATTTACAGGACATATATGATTCTCAAACATGGTTTCTAATACTTCTGACAAATAATCACGAATTATCTTTTCAAATTCTGGCTCACTAATGACACCAGGTACATCATTTATATAGTCGTAGCATACTTGTAATGATAAATCTATTATTTCTCCTATTGTATTACCGTCCTCAAATATACACGGAGATGGTACCACTATTTGGTCGATAATATTAGGTAATTCTTCTAAATCATTTATATTCATATATATATCTATCTATCTATTAATACAGATATATATTTAAGTCACTATTTATAAAACTTATGCATTCAGTTCTTTACTATTTTTAGCAGTAGCATTATTTTTGTTTTTTATAGTACCCTTTTTAGGTGGTAATGACCTCGATGTAGATACGCGTTTATCCACTTTTTTCAACGTAAAATTTTTATTTAATTTGCTGTATGTGAGTCCAGGAATATCTTTTATTGCACCATTTCCCTTATCATAAATAACATCTTTGGCTTTGGATAATCGGTTATTATCTATGGATGTCTTTAAAAATTGTAGTAGTGTTTCGGCATCATCGTCTGACATTTTTTTAGTGGTTTTGTAATTCTCTACAAATTCGATGACCTTTTTTATTTTTGTAGTTTTATTTAATTTGCACCACTGCTCACTAATACTGTTTTCCTTTTCTTTTTCTAAGAATTCATGGAGGTTACAAATATCGTTATTAGATTTGGTTTCACGTAACGTATTTACACCATTCAATAACATAGTTTTGTATTGAATATTTTTCAATTCTAAACAACTCTCCTCTTTTTTTGCGGGTATACCTGTTTTTTTTTTGTCATTAATAGCGACATCAGTATTGTTAACAAGTTTTACATTATTAATTGTGTTATCCTCATTATCAGTATTTTTCTCATTAATAATATATTCCATTATATATATTATATTATAATATTATAAGTTTAATTCGTTTTACTATCAAAGTATATATGTTTGATAAAATGCATTCAAGAGTGTATATTTTTTTGTGAAATAAAAGTAAATGGGTGATGATTTGAATGAAACACATAGCGAACAACCGAATGAAATACAACCCGAAAAGAAAAAGGAAATAAAAATCAAAGGTATCGGTAATCGATACCAAATAAAGAAATTAATTAATGATAGATGCGAAAGCAAACCACGTGTAATTAACGGAAAGTGGAATTTAGAGGAGGAATACTATACGTCTGAAAAACAATTAGAATTGTTGAATATTATAAAAGAAGAACAAGTAAATAATAGTATAAAAATAGACGAACAACAGAAAAGTGTATTGGCAATTATTAAACAACAAATAAATAGCAAAATATCTGGATATAAACGTCAAGATATTAAACGAAATTTGCTGGATTCTGCACTATTTATTACATTTAGCGATGTACTTGAACGATTAATTCATTCAAATATCGAATGTTATTATTGCAAAAAGAGAATGAAAATATTGTATCGTAATTCAAGGGACCATATACAGTGGACTATAGATAGAATAGATAATGATAAGGGTCATAATAAGGATAATTATTATCTAGCTTGTTTGAAATGTAATTTAGATAGACGGAGAACTAACGATAGTAAATTTTTATTCACAAAACAAATGACGATAGTTAAAGAAAATCATGACAAATTATAGTTTTTATTTTTAGGTTGACCAGAAATACTCGGAGCGTCCTTATCCTTGTGTTCACTTTTCTGTTTTATTATGTTTTGTAAATATAAAATTACTATGATGGAATTAAAATGGTCACTAGGAGAACCATATGAACGTTCTAGAAGACGAAAACATGATAATAATAACAATAATAATAATAATAACAATAAAGAAGAAATTGAAGCAGCAAAAATACAAAAACAACAAATTACAGATGCGTATACTAGCGCTTTAAATTATGACGAAAACACATGGGACATTTTGAATCAATCGTGTGCGAATGATAACACAAATATATCTAATAAAAGAGAAGATTTAGATATGAAAATTGCCAACCGTGATTTAGTAAAACAAACAGGTAATAACCCTTTTTTGTCTAGTGATAATTATGCAGATGATATTTCAATAAGGGATAAGTTTTTGAAGCCGCAAAATACGTCCAACGTATAATTTGAATGACTAATTGATTGTTTGTGATGCGTTTAGTTATATTTTTATGTTACATATTGAGTTAAATATTACTGACTCTATATGTGACGTGTACTGATTACAGTATTAAATTACATTACGATATATTACGTTGCATTACGATATATTCCATTTAATGAGTACTGTTTCTGCACATGGTGTTCAACAATCTGTTGACAAAGTATGCCAATACTGCGTTAAACAACAACATTATTGAGTTACCAACAAACAAAGGATCCGTTTTTTTCTTACTCATCATAGCACCAATAATACCGATAACCCCAAGGATGATCATTAAAAAGAAGAACATAGACATGATGTAAAAGTAAAGGCAGTATTCACGTCCTAAAGGACCGAAATAAGTATCCATGAAGCCGTCCATTTTATAAAATAACATTATATAATATTTTTTTATAAATTAATTTTTTCAAATTATAATTATTTAGTAATATTACTTAAATAAATCATATTAAATGTTACTAATGCAGACAGAAAATGGTCATTATTGTACACAAAACGAACTATTGTTAACTAACCTAACTAAATTTTACAAAGACAGTAGTAACATAGATTTAATGCTCAATATTATTACAGGCGCATCAAAAATATCATTAAGAATTGTAGATTGGTTTTCAACTAATTATGCTAAAAAACACTATACTAACTACGATATTGAAATAGATAGTAATAAAAAACGATTCAAGGTGTATTTCGAGTATAAACTAAAACTAAAAGCATATAGCAAGCGAAGATTTGACCCTTTTTGTAGATGGGAGCGTATTAGAATTCCATATAAGAATGGCAACTTTATAGAAACAACTATAGGGCAGTTGAACTTTTTTAAATGGGCTATCGAGAACGATGTTCTTAAATATATCGAAGAAAATTTTGATGCTATTGAAAAAGATATGAATAACAGAAACACGAATTCTAAAAAAAAAAAGGAAGTAATTAATGACGCTAACAACAAAACCCGCAAAAAACGTGAAGAGCTCTCTATTTCAGCCACTAAAAGTATAAAAAAGGAGGACGTAGAGATTGTTGTTACATTTAATTAAAGGTGTAAAAATAATATAAAGTTTATGACAATATTTTTAATATATAATATAGGAATGGGTAATGCTCCATCTTCGATAAAAATAAATTATGAGGATGTAAGTTATGCTATCAAAAATAAAGAAAATTATTTACTAATAAACACATTATCTACCAACGAACAAGAGTGTTTATTGCCGAATACAATAGACATCAAAAAAGAAGAGATACTGTTGAATGACCTAATGACAAAATATAATAAGGATGTGAATATTATTTTATATGGCAAAAATCAGAATGACGATTCGATATATGCTAAAGAAAAACAATTAACGTCTTTAGGGTTTTCAAATGTATACATTTATACAGGAGGATTGTTTGAATGGTTAATGCTACAAGATATCTTTGGTGAAGACGAGTTCCCTACTACATCAAAGGTATTGGATTTCTTGATATATAAACCCACTAAACGTCTGGGATTAAAATTGTTAGATTATTAGATTATTATTCGATAGTTACATTATTATTCGATAGTAATATCACCAAATGTATCCTCTAATAATTGTAATTTAGAATTCAAATCAACATCTAACTTCTGTACCTTTTCTTTTGAATATTCTGTGACAAACATGTTATGCTCAGTATATGTAGGAATTCGTTTTCTTAGTAATATGATAGAACGTTTTCTAGCGTCATCGTATGTCATGTTTTCTCTCATCATCGCATAAATTATACATCTGTCAACGTCATATGAAGCTAATAAGTCGGCTTCACGAACTATATTATAAGGCAACTGATATTTGCCCAAATCTGGGTACCCTTTTTTAAGTACAGTTGAATATGACATACTACGTATAATATTAGTCACAGGAGTCAATACATCCATATTTACATAGTTGGACATATATGTCATCATATTGTTTACAGACGTGGTTTCATCTACGTATTTAGAATCGCACATATCATGTAGTATGGCTGAAATGTCAATAACCAATTTGTTATCCTTTAGCTCTGGAGTGCCTATTATTTCGTTGTTAAAAATTTGGTTAGCAGTATGATAGACATCCATACTATGTTTAAGCGCATGTGATTCATCGAAGTTGTATTTATGACTACACTGAATTACATAATTGAATGCAGCATTTATTATTTGTTTGTATTGTATTTTCATGATATCTATACATTAGTTTTATTATATTTTTAAGTAATATACAATATTTAAAGTATTTATATAATGTATAGTCATTAAATGAGTACTACTACAGATATAATTAAAGATGACGATAAAAAAATAAAAACAATATTAGAAAATGAAACAAATGAAAAACAAACATCCACGATTAATGACCCTCCAAAAGAATTAGATCGAGCAACTTTATCCCAAAGGTTTTATGCTGATTTAATTAAAGATATGAGTGTACCTTATGACACCACCAAATTAACTGATGAAGAAATAAAAGATATTTTGTTGAGTAGTTTTAATTATGAGGTACCTATTAATGTTTTTAGCTGGACAAAAGATATACTAAAAAATAGGTTCAAGTCGGTAGAAGAGGGGGTTAATAGTGAAAACATTACTAAATACAAAAATATTCTAAAAACTTCTACTATAGCAGTAGGTGGTTTTTCAAGTGCCCCATTTCAACTATACGAGAGTGGTTTTGGTATTGATTTTATATGTGCAATTTCCAAATGTTTTACAGTTGATACTGCCGCAGCACACTTGGATACTGCTGGAAAACCAAAAGGTAAGGATATAATAACGTCTAAAATTGATATTGATATTACCCAACATTTTTTTGAAGCATTAGGATTTCCAGGTACTCTGAGAGTTACAACTGAATGGGATGGTGACAAATGTAATCTTACTATTGATTATAAATCTACTAAAATTGAAGGAGAAATTTATCCAAATCGCGCTAAAGCTTTTAATGACTATACACTTGGTAATAAAGAGAAAAATGGTGTGCTTGCTAAAAATACAACTAATGGTGGTGAAAACGCTAAAATTTTACTTGTTAAAGAGCTAGGCGATGTATTGCAAGTTTTGGAATATTATGCAATAATAAACTATTTTGAGAAGGACAAAAAGTATAAGGCTGAAGATATTAGAAAAAAATTTAACATCCAAACAACAGATTCTGTAGTATTTGATTTATGTGTTAATATGGGTCTTCCAGTTACTTATACTGGCTCCAGGGAAGGTGTAACCAGCGGAGGAGTAAGCATTTATATGTACGAATACGGAAAGCTAGATATGGCAGAAGTTTATAAAAATAGATTCGGAAAAATATATGATGGTTTGATAGCACAACTAAACTCAGTACAATTTGGTATTACTACAGGAATAGCTATGCTTAAACAAATATCATATAAGGTACCACAAGGATTGAGGAAACCTAAAATTACACGAAAGACCATAGAAATAGATACTGCAGATGGATTTTATGAAAATAAAGAAACAGGCAAACCATTTCAAACACAAAGTGAGGAATCTACAAAAAAGAAAATTGGATTGCTACAATTAATATTAAACACAATAACTGAGACTAAGAGTGCAGTTACTACAGAAAAGGAGAGTATAATAAAAGATATTACACCTGAGAGTGATTTTGATGCTTTGGTCAATCAACTTACATCTAGGTCAACATTCAATTTAGATCATGATGGCGAACAAATTTCATCAACTAAAGATTTGCCTTTATTAACAAAAGTAAAAGGTGTAGGATATGTTATTCAAAACGATAACTTGTCTAAGTTATTTGCAAAATATTCGGGTTATGTTATGGATAATGCGAGTGTTGGTGGTAATAGTAATAGTAGTAGTAGTAGTGGTAGTAATAGTAAAATGGATGTTGAAGAGGAAAATAAAACAACGAATGAATATCAAGAGTTAGGGTTAGAAGAGTGTATTTACTTGAAAAAGGCATACAATAATTTGACATTAGATGATAAAAATAAAATGGATGAAAATGACACTAATTTTGGCGTAGCCTTATCTATAGAATATGCAAATGTTGTAAAAGATGCATTAGACAAACAAAACACCGAGATAACATATCCAAATTTATTACTAAAATACGGTGGTTATGAAATGGGTGATAAGGGTACAGAGGTATTCATGGACGAAGAAACCGCAAATAAAATCGTTAATGAGATGAACAAGAATGCTAGTAAGTATTTACATATAGCTAATGATGACCACAAAGAAGAAATTATAATATTACTGGATGAATACTATAAACGATTAGTTTCTTTGACAGAACATTATAATTGGAGACCAGTAACTACACGTAGTAATAAACGAAAAATGGATTCAAACTCATCAAACACAGATACAAGTACGCAAGATGATACTCGTTTATGTATACCTGACGATGGGTGTAATGATGCTCCGAACATTATTAAAATAGATGGCAAATGCATAAGTATAAATGACATAATGAAAACTACAGCAAATGTAGTATCAAAAAAAATACAAGATATATATGATGATAAAAATTTCAAGCCTAATAACTTTGTTCCTGATGAATTTAAATACTTTTATTATACGAAAGGTACAAAAACTGAACAAATAACAGATGCTGCTACTATTACAAAAATAAATAATTGTTTTATGTCTTTCACAGATGATTGGAAAGATTCTAGTTCTATTATTAATAGCTCTTCTAATGATAGCTCTAAGAAGAGGAGTAGGTTTGGTGGAAAAGCTAGAAAGCTAACAAAGAAAAAACAGAAAAAGAACCAAAAACAACGAACACGTAGAAAGCGCAAAACCAGAAGAAAAAATATGCGTAAAACAATAAAAAAGAAAAGAATTAACAAAAAAAGAAAAACAATAAAAAAGAGAAATAACAAAAATAACAAAAATAACAAATAGATAACAAAAATAACAAATAAATATAACAATAGATAAAGGACTTAATACTATTTTATTTATTATTAAAAAAATCAAATATGGTTTGGTTAGTAGCGGTTATAATTGTATCTATTGTTTTGGGATTGGTTTCTGTTCTTATGTATTTCGCACCAGAACAATATCCTCATATGCGATAATTTATTATATGTAGTAATTTATTACATATAGTAATTTATTACATATAATATATATGAAAGAAATACCTTTGATAACTTACATATCTTGCATAATATCTAGATTAGTTTATTTTGATAATCGTAGCTTTATATTACGGTATAATAAGATTACCTCAGAAAATATACTATCATCTAGATTTAAGGATATACAAAAAATAAATAGTAAAGAAATATTCAAACCAAAAATTAGTGCTTCTAGCATAATAAATATCGATAAAAAGGTAAATAATATAAATTATTCAAGAAATATAGATACATCGGTTGATATACCTAATGAAGATAACAAATCTAAATGTACGCATGTAAAATACATCATAATATCAACATCTAATTATTCATCAGTTTTTTTGATTGCAGATAAAAGGTTGAACTGTATTTTTGTTGGTTTTCGCGGTACAAGTTCACCTAAAAGTGGTATGTCGTATACAAAAATGTCATCAATTATTCCATACGTAACATGTGACGATAACGGTGACAACAACGGATATGTTTTAGGAATTTTTAAAATAACAGGTGAAATTTTTTATACAATAAATGAAGGTATAAAATTTTTAAAAAAAGATTTTTTGAGAACAGAACCTACGATTGTTACAACAGGTCACTCATTGGGAGGTGGATGTGCACAAATATTTTCGTATTTTTGGAGTCAAATAAAAAAAACTCCTATATGTTGTGTAACGTTTGCTGCGCCAAGAGTAATGAATGGTCCTTTAATAAGTAAATACATAAACCTCATGCGTGAAAAATATATTCTTTATCAAAGAGTAGTTACAGAAGGTGATTTATTGACAGAACTACCCCCTGTGTTTTCAGATAATTATAGCATAATGGAAAAAATTAAACTAAACAGTATTTCAGATATACCTGAGAAAATAGATGATGAAATTATTTCATATTATCACGTAAATGATTATAATAGTAATTTAGATAACCAGTTTTTATTGTGTAAAAATTACAAAATTACAAAAAAAATAAATTGTAATCTAAAAAAAATGGATTTAAAAATGTACAAAAACACAAAGACTATCAAAAAAAAAGTTAAACGGGCAACAAAAAGTGTAAAAATAAGTCATGGTAATTATTTAGGCGTAAATTTAACAA